ATAAATGATTTCCCTCCTCCTGCCCCCCCTCCATAAAACAGCTCTTTTGTTTCGTTGTCTATTAAATAATTAAACGCTGTTTCCTGCTTCCGGCTTAGTTGTACTCGAATTTCCATTATAACGTTCAATTATTAATTTAATATTATCTCCTTTGAATGAGTTTTCATGTTCTATTTTTTCTCCATATCCCCTTTCTCTACCCATTTTAGATTTGGTTAAAAACCATTTGGCTGTTTCAACATTATTGTTATTTATGTCTTGAATTATTACCGCTTCAGATTTATCTACTACTTTAAGTTGTTCTTCTTCAATATATTTAAGAAATTCTGGGTTTCTTTTGAGCCATTGAGTTAAATTACATGGATTGCAATCTAGTTTTTTGGCGATAATACTTCTTATTCCTGCTGAATCTTTACATGCCTTTAAAAATTTATTTGGTCTTATTTTCCACATTTTTGATATTATTTAATATTGTTTTATATTTATAATTTAACCGTTGTTTTTCCAGTAAATTTTTCCCAGCGTTCTATGATTACTGAACAATATAATGGGTCAATCTCCATCATATAACATATTCTATTTGTTTGTTCACAAGCTATAAGTGTGCTTCCAGAACCCCCAAACGGGTCATAAACTATATCTCCTTCTTTAGAATTGTTTTTAATTGGTCTTTTCATACATTCTATTGGTTTTTGTGTACTATGCCCTGATTTTTCATCAGCGGGATCTTTAGATCCTCCCATCGGATTCATTCCAGCTATTTCCCAAATAGTGGTTTCCTTTCTACTTCCTTGCCAGTTATGATTTTTACCTTTTCTCACGGCATAATAAATCGGTTCATGTGCACCGTGATAATCGTTTCTTGAAAAAGCAAAGTGGGGTTTAACCCAAATTATTTGACTAACTATATGAAATCCTGCACGTTCTATGCTTGATTGCACTTCTCCAGACTTAACTCCTGCATGATAAATATATGCAATATCTCCCTTAAATAAAATATATGCCTCTGTCCAATCAGCTCTATTATCATTATATACTTTCCCAATACTTCTATTACCTTCAAAAACCCCAGTTTCATTTCTCCGATTGGCATCATAATTAATACCATATGGCGGATCCGTTACCATCAATATTACCCTCTGATTGTTCATTAGTTGCGTCACTGATTGTTCATTAGTTGCGTCACCACACATTAGTCTATGATTTCCTAATTGGTATATGTCCCCTAATTTTACATTATATTTTGGTTTAGTTACATCTGGCAATTCTGGCTCTTCTAAATTGTCTGGTATTAATTTATCTAATTCTACTTCGTGGAGTCCTGTTAAATCCAAATCAAAATTTAAATCCCTTAATTCTATTAATTCGGTTTTTAATAATTCAAAGTCCCATTCAGCATATTCCATTGATTTATTATCCATTATTCGATATGCTTTTACTTGGCTCTCTGTTAAATCGTCTGCCCAGATTATTGGAACTTCTGTTAGTCCCAATTTGATTGCTGCTTTTAATCTTGTGTGACCAGCTACTATTTCATTATTTTTATCTAAAATTATTGGATTCTTAAAACCAAATTCTTTTATAGATTTTGCAACAATATCTACTGTTTTCTCATTTTTTCTTGGATTTTTAGAATATGGAATTATTTCATTTATTGGGATATATTCAATTTTTATTTTTTCCATTTTTTATATGTATAAATTGTATATTTATTTATTCTTTTTAATAATCAATTTAATTAATAAAACAACAGTTAAAATTAATGAAATAATTATTGTTATTTCTATTGCTGAATACATTTTTCTTTTAAAAACTTTATTGTATATAGCATTATCATCCAAAGGAATAGTGTTTCAATTAAAAATATTCCAGTTAAGATAAATAACTTTGCTATTTCTAAAGTTTCCATTAATTTACCTTCTTTCTTGCTCTTTGAATTGACTCTGCTTCTGGCTCCATTATTATATCTAAAAATGGTCTTCCTTTAAATTGATATGTTTTTACTATTCTGGTTACATGAAGGCCCGGATTCCGTTTAATTAAGTCTTTATCTATTTGCTCGTATTCTTTTACTAGTTCAAAGTTTTTTAGATTGGAATATTCATTTAAATCTGTTTTAAATGGTTTTATTTCCTTTAAGTATTCTATCTTTATTTCGCCATATTTTTTTAAGATTTTTCTCTTTTCTGTTTCATAGTATTCTTTAAAGTCTTGGACTGCTGCACGGTCGCAGAATGGGAGTCCATTTTTTAAAGCATCTGCAAACTTTTTTCCGACTTCTTTTCGATACTTAGCTTCTGGTGAGTCTTCTGGTTCTCCAATGAATTTAAATACTTTTGTTCCATCATCTCCAATATAGGCTCTATCTATTTCATTTGGCTGTCTTATTATTTCTTCCATGTTTACCTCCTTTCAATCAGTATATTCAACTTTTTTAGGTTCTACACCCTCTTTTATTTGTTTCTGTAAATTGTTTATTGTTTCCTCTTTTTGTTTCAGTATTTCTTTCATTTGTTCGATTATATTTTTATCCTCATTGTCTTTTTGTTCTCTTAAAAAACTTCTCCAGACATTGTCAAATCCTCTCAGGAAGTTTTGTTTTTCTATTAAGGCTAAATTATAGTTGAGTTGTGTGGTTAATTCCCGATGTTCTTTATCTAGTCTTTTTAATGACCCTTCACTTAATTCTTTTTCTTCTTTACTCAGTTTTCTATTCATTTTTATTATTTAAAACACTTGATGTAGATTTGTTTGGATAATCTATGTTGTGTTTTTCTGGTGTATTTCCCTGCTCATATTGAAGTAATACTCTTTTGTCTGTTTTAAGATGAATGTAAGTTTCTCCGTAAATGTCTGTTTCTTGTGATAACTCTCTGCATTCTTTATATAGCTCTTTTTTTGTTAAAGTAGAGTAATAAATTGTTCCACAGCAGGTTGATGCTCCAGCAATTAAGGTTATTCCTAATAAAACTGGTAGTTTTTTCATGTTATCTTAAGTATTGGATTTTTCATTTTTTGTTTTATTTAAAAATGCTTTATCTACTAATTCTATTTGTTTATCAATTGCTTCTCTGCAGAATTTATCTGGTTTGAATTCTGGGTAATCATTAAAAAACTCTATTTGCCGAAAATTAAAGCCAATGCTTCGTTGAACTATTCTTTCTTTTGGTTCTACTGATTTGCTTCTAGCCATTCTGGTTTATCACCTATTTCTTTTTGATATAAAATATTTGAGTTTTTGTCTCTTACTATATAAAGAGTATAAATCGATATTATTTTTGTTATCCCACCGCTTTCATGGTATTCTGTTGTTTCTAAATCTATTGTTTGCTTTATGTCCTCTAAAGTGTATAAATCAGAATACTTTAAAGTCTGATCATTAATATAAACTAATTCTCCCTTAAACAGCCATTGTTTATTTATAAATAAACTATCCTCATTATTGATTGTTTCTACATCTGTACAAACTTCCTTCCAACAGGGAATGGAATTTAATTCTTTATTTAACTTATTATCATTATAAACTCCATAAAACATACTTCCAATTAATAGAGTTGTTAATGTTACAATTATTGTTGTTTTTATATTTATTTTCATTTTACTATGGGGTGGAGTTAAGGACTCCACCGAGGTCAATAAAAGAGGTTGATAAAGCTATGGTGCTTTTCAACTTAAATTAATTAATTAATTAGTATTTATAAATGTTCCTATTTTAAAAAGATCTAGTGTACTTACCTTTATCTATCACAATATTTTGTCCAGAAATATTTTTGGCTAAATCTGAACATAAAAATAACGCTAGGTTTGCTATGTCGATTGATTCAATACCCTCATCTATTCTTTTTCCTGCATCCTTGACTGGACCCGGACTAATAGTATTAATTGTTATTCCGGGATAGCATTTTCTGGCTAATTCTTTGTTCAAAGCTATTTGTGATGCTTTGGCTATTGTAAACCATGGAAGTCCTCCAGACTCTGTTCCATAGATAGATGCTATTGTGATTATCCTTCCCCACCCCTGAGCAATCATTCCTGGTAGGTAGTGTGTCGTTAGTTTTCTGGCAATTCCAGCATTCTTTTCATAGATTTTGTCCCATTCATCAAATTCCCATGGATCTATGTCTTCGCCCCATCTTCCACCACCACCAACATTATTAATTAAAATATCTGTTGTTGGAAACACTTCGATTAATTTTTCAATTCCGTTTTCAACTAAATCATAGCCATCTGTGGTACTGATGTCCGGGACTATTACTCCATATTCTCTTAGTTTTCCTTTTATCGATCTGCCAATTCCTCGGCTGTTGCCGGTAATAATTGCTATTTCACCAGTCACCGTATTCTCCTTTTCCATAGTTTCCTTTTTTTGGGGTTTGTCTATAAATATAATATTTTCCGAAAAGAGCATGATAATCTTCAGCCATATCGTTGATTATTTTTATATTTTTTTCTCTTCCTTCTATTGGAATTTCTTTGGTTAAGTCTATCAGTATAGTAATTTTTTTATGAATCTCTCTTTCTAATTCCTCTTTGGTTTTTGTATTCTTTTCTATTCCCATATTTTTAAACCTAATTTAATTAATTCGTCTTCGTTTAATTTTTCTGTAAGGCAATAAAGTATTCCTCTAAATGCTTTTATTTGAGATGCCCACACATACTCTAAGTTTTCTAGGGTGTCTTTATCAGCAATCAATCCGGCCCTTTCTATTTCTTCAACCTTTGGCTTGACTATTTTACATGACTCTAG